TTTGCAATCGCTTGTGTTATCGCCATAGTTTATCTCCTTATTTTCCTCCGACTCGAGGAGTACCTGATTGGTATTCATCTCGTCTTCGTCTTCCCATTTGTTCTATCGAGAAGCCTTCTGCTACCTGTTTATATCTTCCCTCATATAATTGCAAGAGATCATTTGGCCCCTTTAGAAAAGAAAATGCTTCTACTAAACATGCATACAAAAGTCCGTTGGGAAAATACTTACTTAGGTATGTTGTTGTATTTGTACTCGATAAACCAGGATCTTTCAAGATATAATTTAATTGAATTTCATAAGTAGCATCAGGACTAGGAGCTAAAACAATTGTATCTTTGTCCCACATACTGTAGTATTTAGGTACTCCAGTTGCTACCGTTGGATTATATTCAGAAATAAAACTCGTATCTCTATATTCTAAAAACTCTCTATTATCGGGTTGTGAACTACCATCTGAATCTACGATTTGAGCAGATCTTACAATCAATAAATCTGCTGGTGTGTCTATAAATCTTTGTGAGGTAATTAAATTTGCTGTTGCATATCGTCTGTTATTATCAGAATCTATTTCTCTAAATATTCTCCACTCGGCATTTTCAATGAAGCCATCGACAATGGTTGAAGTTAAAACATTTGAATCTACTTCTGTGTAATCTCTAATTTTTTGTACTAATTCTGCGTATGTCATTATGGTGTTAAGTTAACTGGACCTGCAGTCACAGTTACTCCTCCTCCTTTTTCTGTTCTTATAGGTATTGCACCTAATGAGAACGTGTAATTATTTGTATCTATTACTGTTATACTAAATCCATTTGTGTTTTCAAATACAGAATAAGCAATTCCTCCAGGAGAACCATCTACATTTCTAAATACAACAATGTCTCCAGTTGTTCTTCCATGACTTGGTTCATAAACAGAAACAGTTCCTGATCCAGATGTTAAAGTAAAAGGGTTTGATTGTAATAAATTTGGTGTTGCAGGTTCTACTCTTGCAGGTCTTGCTTTAGGTAAACCTTGTCCATCAGCAGTAAATCTTCTAGGTTCTAACTGTGGATGCTTAGGCTCGAACTCAGAATAATGGACAAAGGCTCCATTCCATTCTGTAACCATTTCTTTATATGGAAATGCTTGACCACTTCTATCTGATATTGCCTGTGCGTATTTTCCTCTAGATAAATTAGACATTTGGATAATAAGTTTTAGGGGTTATGAATGTACTTGAAGAAGAACCATCTTCAGCTAGAGCTCTTTGTAATTCGTCTTCGTAAAGCATTTTTAATTCTTGGATCCTTTGAGGCGCTTTTTTAATTGCCAAATAATAAGCAAGGCCCGCGCACATACAAGGAACGAACCTATAAGGTACATCGGTTGCGTTTGTATAATTTCCAACATCTTGAATCCTTTTCACGTAGTAATAATTAATTGTATTACCGGCTTCAGATGAGCCAGGAGTAAGATATAAAGTTATTGTAACTCTGTCTATAAATCTTTGTACAAAATATTGTACGGGTTGTCCTGTGGATGATTTGTTTGAAAGAGCTTGATAAGCTGATCTATTAATTTTTGTTAAAGGTGTATCTATAGAAGATGCATTCCGATAAGAGCACTCCAATATATCATCAACGCCATATATACTAGTGGCGTCAGAAGTGCCATCACCTGTCGAACGATACATTGTATAAGTTGCTTGACCATTTACTAAAGTTATTGAGTTATTTGCAACTTCCCAATAATGCAAACCACGGTTTGCCCATTCTTGAAATAAAATGTTTAGAGATCGTCGCGCAGTTTTAATATCATAACCTGCATTTGGCTGCAAGCCAATTCTCTCATAAGCTTCATCTATGATTTCATCAATCTGAAAATTCTTATCAAAGATATATGTTCCGGAAGTAGTGTTAGCCATTTAAGCTCCTATTTATCTAATAGTATAGTAGCGGCTACATCTGCTCCAATTGCATTTACAGTCATAAATCCTTTAAACAAAATTCCATCTTCTGGAACATTAAAAGCAAATACATCACCTGCTGGACAACTTACTTGAAATTGAGTTCCATCTGTATCTTGTAAGGTAATAGATTGAGCAGTAGTAGCGTTTGTATTTTCTACAATAATACCTCTTAATCTTGTTCTTCCAGCGAATACAGAACCTGTTCCATCGACTCTGACTGATTTAACATCTGATTTCATATTTTAAACTCCTTAAATTTTTAAGAGCTCCCGAAGGAGCTCTATAATTTTTTAACTTGCTGTAATGTTAGTACCAGTAATGACTTGTTTCCAATCTGAACCATCAGAAAAAGCATACACAGGATTTCCTGTATATCCATTAGAAACATAAATCATAACACCTGCATTACCAACTGCGCTTAAAGTTTCACCAGCTCTTGTGCCAGATGCGATAGTAACAGTTGAAGTATTTGAACCAACAGTCCAAGCAACACTGCCACCTTGTTGTGTGTCATCTGTACCTGTGTGTGGGTTAACGTTTGCTCCACCAATAAACCCGTTAAGGGCTACTACTGGACCTTTAAATGTAGTGTTTGCCATAGTATGTTCTCCTAGTTGATTCCACATAGTCTCTAGGCCGTCGACTATACGCGTCTATGTAGAATATTAATTATGTATAGTGATTAATTTATATACTAAATTTAAAATTAGTGCAAGAAATCCCTACAGAAAAAACGTCATTTTTAACGATATAGAGTCCTAATTAACCAGCGTAAAGATGAATTTCACCATCTCTAGGATTGGTGTGGATCTCTGCTTCTTGTTTTTTAATGATGGATCTAATAACTGTTTTAATCTCATCACCTAAAACAGACATTTCTGGTGTTATCTGTCCTTTGTTTTCAAGAAATAACTCGTTCCATCTAGACTCGAGTTTGAGTTTCTTGGCGAACAGTACCATGTTGTCCTGAGCCATTATAAACCTCCTCATAGGTTATATAAAAATCATTTGCAGTACTATTATATTGCAAATCATTTTCTTCCCAATCTATATCAGATTTTCCTAGAAAGTCAATGATATGAGGATTCAGCTCATCTGCGTTATTTATTTCTTTGTCACTTTCAATTTCAAATTTGGTTTGAACGTATTTTGTGAAGATTTTAATTAAATATTTATGTTTCATAAGTTTCTCTTTCTATCAAAAAAGAAGGGGCCCATCAAGGGCCCCTTCAAAATAATTAATACTCGAAAGTATTAAGCACCTTCAACACCGAAGATACCTCTAGGGTCAGATACACCAAATGAGTATCTTTCTCTAGCTTTGTATCTCATGTTACCAGTATCGAAGTCACCTTCCATCTTAGTAGAAATAGGTGATCTTTCGAAATACTTCATACCATTTGGCACGTCTGTAATGATGTAGAACGCATCAGTATCTGTTAGGAAGTTGTTAACCACATAACCTTGTGGAATCATTCCCATAGAACCAATTGCATTGATATCATTATCAGCAGTTCCAACTCTTTGTGCAGACTTCATTAATCTCTCTGCTGTGAATTGTAATTCACTTGGAATGATCATTTTCATTCCTTTAGCAGCGATCTTAAGACCTCTCTCATCAGTCATCGCAGCAATGTCGATTAAAGACTGCTCAAGAGAAGTTTCATTCAAGTCAGCTTGAGTAGTTAAAGTGTTTTTGTAACTACCAGCGATTGTTGGGTGAGCTGTGTTAAATAAAGAAACACCGTCACCTGAATCAAAACCATCAGTAGTTGGTAATCCTTGAATTAAAGGATTAACAGCTTTAACTTGTTTTGTTTGTGCCATTGAACGAGCTAACGCTTTTGTATATCTTGAAGACAATCTGTCATACAAGTTATCTTCAATCGCTTCTTCAGTGATTGAGAACGCTAAAGCTACAGTTTCATGAGTGTATCTTGCAGTGAAAGTCTCTTGAGCATTGTCAAAAGTAACACCAGAACCCTCAGGTTTAACCTGTGCTTGAGCGAAACCTGATAACATCACTTCTTCTTCAAAAGCTCTGTCCGAAGTTTCCTTCGTATAGATTTGCTCGTGTTGGTTTTCGTATTGTTTGTACTCCAGGCCAAATAAAGCATTTAAACCTGGCTCTAGTTCTTTAACTAGTTGTGATCTACTTATCGCCATAATTTACTCCTTATAGTACGCCTGTTGTAGTTTTTAAGTAGTGAGTGTTAATAGTAACCACTAGATTAACATTGGCACTTGAAGTGTCACTGTTTTCTGGGTCTTTACTAATTCCCATTACTCTTAACTGTAGATTGTTAGTTGTATCCAAAGTACCTTTTGCAAGCTCTGATTTAGAAACATAGTTTGCAGAACTTCCAGCTAAGTAAGTGATGTTTGCGTTTGTGAAAACATCAGCTTGGTTTGCTGTAGAGTCACATTGGATTTCGAACCTTTGATAAGGATCGTCAGCCACAAAAGCAACTGTGTCAGCAGCAGCAATGCTACCGGCATAGTGATTTGCCCATGTTGGCTTTTGAGTTGATGGATCAGTGTAGAAAACACCGTTTAGTGAACCTGCTAAATTTGCAGCACCGGCAGCTGCCACATCTACAGTTCCAGCAGCAGTTACTTTAACTAAGTCCTGGAAGTAGATAGCTGAGCTATCGTTGTTAGCAATAGAGTATTCACTTAACCCGCCGTTATCAGCGTTCTGACCCACTTTGCCTATTGGTTTTAAACCAAAAGCAGCGTCTTTGTTTGCCATAGTTTTACTCCTATTATTTTAATTTATTTTAATGGTTTAGAAATTCTTTAATTAGGATTTCTTAGTACCACCAAAAGTTACACGTGTTTGTC